ATCGTAGACCACGCGAACGCGGCGTGGGCGAACGGCAACCGCCGCGGTAACGCGCAGAGTATCACTCTAGAGCTAAATCCCCGTATGAGTGATGGGGATATGAATACTGCCGCTGAGCGTATTTCCGATATTTGGAAAATGCATGGTCGTATTCTGCCGCTCACGGAGCATCGTGACTGGTTCGCCACTGAGTGCTCTGGGAGCTGGGATAAGGGCGAAATGACCCGCCGCGCAATGCTCGCGTACAAGGGCGTTGCGCAAGAAATCAAGAAAGAAATCAAAGAGAATGGAGGGAATATGTCTGCTGAGCAGCTTAACCGTATCGAGCAAAAGCTAGACTACATCATCACGTACAGCCAGCCGGGGCGTAAGGGAATTAACAAGGACGGTGAGACCGCATCGTGGATGCGTCAGGCCCGCCGCGCTGAAGCAGTGTATGACCTGTGGACGCCTGGTGAGGAAGGCGTGGTAAATCGTGGCCGCCTCAACCGCGACTTCTACGCTATGAAAGCGCAGATGGAAGAGATGAGCGTCACTCTAGCGACCATCGTAAACACTATCAACTCTCAAAAGGAGAACATCTGAAATGGAAAATAAGGAAAAGCGTTACCCTGGGAATGTAACTAAGTCTGCAACTAGCGCGGCGCTGCTAATCGGCGCTGTAATGACTGTGCTGACCTTTGCGCTATCCCAGGCAGGGATTACCCTACCTAACGACGTGCAGTCCGCCATCGCGACTATCATCACTGGTGCGGCTGTGTTCTTCGCTGGATTCTATACCCGTGGCGAAAAGCCCCGCGTTGAAGGTGCTGTTCAGAATTCCGTTGCAGATGCACTAGCTGGCCTGGACTTTTATGAGGTCATGGAAGCTATTGCTGAGGGTGCGGCAAAGGACGCTCAGAAGACCGTCACTGAGTCTGAGCGGCCCGCGATGGAAGAAATGGCCCGCTACGCGCAGCCTGTCACCTCTGAAGCTACCGCTCCGCCGAATCCTGGGCTGAATGGCGGGGATTTCACCCCCCACGACACTACCCCTGAGGAGATGTAATGAATATTTACGGACCCGCTTTCTGGTTCTGGGCGTCCTTGATTGATATGTGGATGCGCTAGGCAATGAGTGAAGCCCTGCCCCAGCCTCATAATTGAGGCTGGGGCAGGGCTTCTTTTTGTGTGTGGCTATCTGGCTGGTGTGATGTACACGCCGCGCCGTAGCCAGTCATCCATTGACGCGCTGGAAGTAGGCAAGACTTCACGCGGCGGCAGTGCTGCTACAGCTGCCGTAACAGCATCAGGGGGTGTGCTAGATATTATTGCATCCATAAGATTGTTCATCCTTAGTTTTTTCAATGTATTTTTCTATCAGAAATTTACGTATTTCGAGGATGATGCATGCATCAGCGTAGTCAGTAATACCACATGAGAGACGCTAATACACATGAACAACTGGCATCTTATTTTTCAAATCTAGGCGCTTATAGATGCGGTCATACTCATAGTCAATAGCTTGTTTTAGGTCGCTAATAACGTATCCAGGGATGCTGTGGACAGCCACAGATGCCTCTGTGTGCGGCGGATTTTCGCCTACATTTAAGGTGTAGATTACAGCGATGTATTCCATTAGCTGCGGTTCCTTTCCTTGAAAGTTTTGGATTTCCGGTCGCCTCCGTGAGCTGGCCGCGCGGCGTACCAATCGCGCAGCTGCCCTGCTGTCCATGCGGGCCGCTCATCCACGATAATCACCGGGGCCGGCAAAGGATGTTTCCTGGCGACCTGCCGAAGAGTGTAAGCTGCGATACCTAAATAACGTTCAGCGCCCCGCTCAGTAAAGAATGGGCCAAGTGTCATTATTACTCCTTTGAGGTAGCCCCCTCCGAGAATAAGCGGAGGGGGCAAAATTATTAGGGCTAATCGTGAATCTTCTCAACAGCGAGCAGGTCTACCTTGCCAAGTTCCCAGACCTCAAAGCCCTCACGCACCGCCACGAGAACCAGGTTATGACGCGCCTTCACAAGGAATTGAAAATCCTTCAAAATTTTATTATGAAAATTCTCCCTGTACCTGTTGCCCTTCTCATTGAGAATATAAGGGTGCTTCCACCCGTCATACATGGTCTGGTGCATATCTTCATGAGCAAGAGCCTTGGAGTAAGCGGCATTCATCTTGTCGCCGCTCTTCAGCATCTCATCTAAGATGCCCTGCAAGTATTCGTAACCCTCATGAACTTCAGCAGTCTCCAAGATTGATTTAGGCTTACCGTAACCAAAGTTAAGGGTAACGGCTTGGGTATAAGTCTTCTTCATTTCATTTTCCTTATCTAGCGCCCCGCCCACTAGGGGCGGAGCGTTGGGTTATTTTGATTATTTGTTGAGGTATAGCTCAGCTGCGTATTCGCGGGTGAACCAGTAAGTACTGCGCCGGTCAATGCGTTCTGCCAGTGTGGCGTATTCCGATACTTCGGGGAGGTATGCAACCCATGCACCCATGCGCAAATCATTATGTGGCATGTCTACACGTTCCAGGTAGCCTACTTCTTCCCCGGTAGTACGGTTCACGATTTTTGCTAGGCCGCGCTTGACGGTAACAATCTTATGGTGCTCCATTTTGCATCCTCTATTCAGTTTTCACTTCCCTGCCGGGCTTTGTTGCCCTGACATAATCAAGTCTAAGATATTCTTATACTTGATTACAAGCTGGAAAACCGTGAAATAAACCACACCACAAAAACCTAGCCAGCAGCCTCCGCCGCACTCGCATCATCCTCACCCTGCACATGCCCATACAAATCAACCGTAGTCTTAATACTCGAATGCCCCAAACGCCGCGAAACCACATGCATAGGCACCCCAGCCCCCAACAACAAAGACGCATGAGAATGCCGCAAATCATGAATACGCGGCAACCGCACAACACCAGCCACCTTCAGCGCTCGCGTCCAGTATTGGTCGCGGAAAATCCAGTGAGTGACCGGCCCGCCGTCTGGGAGGGTAAATAGCCAGTCTTGAGGCTTGCCTGGGCGCAGCTCCCCGCGTAGGAGCGTGGACTGCTTAAGGGAAAACTCTTGTAGCCCATATTCACCCATTTTTACCCATCTGTGCGCCGCTGTATACGCATTTACTCGCATGTGTAAACACCGGCACTGTTGATAGTGTCAACAGCAGGAAGGCACTAGTATTCCTTCGTATTCAAGCGTACTCCAATTTACTCTGATGGAGCAATGGTTATTCCCCTGACCTGGGGGAACGGTTTGCGCGGGGCGGGAAATCGTGTACACTGGGGGGGCTTCTTCTGAAGTTTTCCTTCTTTACCCCCCAGGTTCTCACCCATGACCTGGGGGCTTCCTTTTGTCATGTACACTAGGTGGAGCATCGGGAAACTTTCTGTAGGTGAACGCCCCGCCAGCAATATCGCTGGCGGGGCGTTATTTTGTGGTTGGTTGTATAACGGGATTATATATATCGGCTATGAGCTACATCTTCGCCGCTGGGCGGCGAATGCGGTAGCTATGTCTGGTGTTACATGGAGGGCGCGAGCTAGGGAATGGAGGCAGTGGGGGAAGACCTGCATGGCCCGCACATAAGCGGCTGCATCAATAAGCCGCCCGGCTGCAACTTCATCACAGCGCTGCTCTCGCTGCGCGCACCATATAGGGTCAGCATCCTTCAGTGGCATGTCTCCATGCTCCGCGTGAACTATTTCATGCGCAAGGACGCAACGGCTTTGCAGCTGACTCATTCCCTCACGCAGCACAATAATGCGCGTGTCGTGGTCGTAAAGCCCAAGTAAACCGTCGCCAGGGTCGCCCCATAGGACACGAGCCCTAGTTCCCTGGCATGTGCTCACGGGTCATAGTGGCTGCTAGTCACAGTCCGTCTCCCGTACATCGGCAAGAGTTCCTTCCTTAGCTGCTAGGGCATAGCCATTACGGCGCATCTCTGCCGCCTTGGAGGCTATGGCCTCTGCCTGTTCTTTCTCTAGCGCCTGGCTGGCCCGGCGGAGAATTTCAGCCGGTGAGTCACCGAGTGCTGCCGCAATACGTTCCAGGATGGAGATAGGCATGGAGAATTCATTCTTGAAAATCATCCTGGATACGCGCGGCTGGCTGATGCCTACCGCTTCGGCAAGTTTTACCTGCGTAAACCCGCGCCGTGCCATGAGTACTTTGACTTCTTCGTTGACCAGCTCGCTGCAGATGCTCGCTGGTGCTGACTGCATTTTGACCATATGTGTACTATTACATATAAAATAATTTGCCGCAAGAGTTGCGCCGGTTATTCTCGTCGTAATATGATGTAGGGGAAGACGAAGGAGGAACAGTGGAAACACGAAAGAGACTTGGAAGGTCTATCCGAGCGCTAATGCGTGAGCAGGGTAAGAACCAGGTAGAGATGTCAAAGCTGCTAGGGTGCACGCATGTGACAGCCAATCGAATCTGCCTTGGTAAGACAGATATGAAGGTAGACCACCTCTTTAAGCTCGCGGAATGGTTCGGAGTCACTGTTGACGAGCTTTACCAGGGGTTCGACCTGGTAATGGTTAAAAACGGCCAGTGATATTACAAAAGTAATAAACGGAAAAGAAGAAGGAAAAGAAAATGGATATGAAGAACGAGCCGCTGATGCAAATCCTCATCATGGGTGATTCACCCGTAGAGGTAAAAGAAATTGTGAAGAAGCTTGCGAATGTAAACCAGGAAATTCAATACCTGGCAGCGGCGCTAATCGCGGATACAGGTCTTTCAACACAAGAGGCTGTTGAGCGGGAAATCATCAACAAATCAGTGGATTTAATGAAAACGCTGGAAGAAATTCACAAGAATTTGGAAGAGGAATAGGAGAAGGAAAATGGGTGAAATTGACATGATTCAATCAGCGCTGATTCTGCTGCTAATCATGGCGGTAACCGCATTAGGGTTAGTCGTTTTGGTAAACAAGCAGCCCGTGGTGGGAGTCCAGTATATGAATGCCGGTACCGAGCCAATAAGTCTGAAAATCCAGGAGCACGTCAAAGGGCAGCTGGAAGGGGCAAGCTTCTTGTTCTGTGAGATGGATGCAGAAGAAGATTGGCCTCCAAAAGAACCGCCTAAGGAGACTGTGCTAGAAGAATATGTGAATGGCGTGAATGCTTACCGTAGGGCGGGTAATAAGAAATGAGCATCAAAGAATTGTATGTGGCTCTGCTCTGGGGCTTGGCATCTCTGGTATTCGCCGGTGGGGCAATATATGCGGCTGTCGCGCATGGGGTTTACGCAGCAAATGGGGCGACTCTGGGAATCGCTGTCTTTGTCGCAATGACTATCCGTGAATGGATGAAAGCTGAAGAGAAAAAGTATGGCGCTACAGCTGATATGTGGGGCCTAGAGAAGGAAAGCGAAGAATGAAAGAAATGCAGAAATTGAGTTTCAAGCGCCGCTGGAAAGCGCTGTATGGTGAGCTACCTGCACCTGAGGCGGTGGAGGAATACCTGCTGTCGCCTGAAGAAGTTGCAGCCCGTGCCGGCGTAAAAGTAACCCATGTTACGGGGAAATATATGAACGTCATTGCCGGCCCATCACTCAAGCCGGATGCGTATGCGGAGGGCGACGGGTGGAACATGGTTTACTTCACGCTCACGAACGTGAATGAGTTCCTTGAGCAGAAAAAAAAGAATGTAGCTCGCGCACGAGCTGATTGGGTCAGTGACCGTGGCCGGCGCGCCACCCCATCGTTTGTGTAAGGAAGGAAAAAGATGGAAGAAAAAACAGAGTGGGAAACACTGGTTGAAAACTTTTGCAATGCACTTAGTGAATTCTGGGGGAATGTCCTAAAAGGAATACAAGAGCTTGAAGAGAGCGGCGAAGGTAAAGCCTATGCGCTGATGGAAAAAATAAAAGATAAGTACACGGCGGATAAAAACGGGCAAACTTTGGAGAAGATAGCGCTCCACGCCGAAGAGGAAAACATTTACGTAAGCATCTCAGTGCTGCGTAGTAAAGAGACTGGGGAAATTGAGGAAATATACTCTGTCCTAAAAAATCAGGAAGATTATGAGATTAATAAAGAGCTGGACTTAAAAGCCGGGTTCACCGTGCACGAAGCAGAAATAGAAACATGCTGCAAAGAATGCGGGATGCATAATACGGAAGAAGGATAAAGATGAAGCTGGGAGAGCGAATCTATACGCCTGAGGAAGCGTCAGAAGCACTAGGCGGAATATACGCCGCATCGACGCTGAAGAATATGGCATCTCGCGGTGAAATAGCCCACCTGGGCGGAGTCAACGGGAAGTCCCGGCAGAAGATAAGATTCTCAGAATCACATTTACAGGATTTCCTGAACTCAATTGAGCAGCAGGCAGGTAAGCCAGAATCGGCCAGCCAGAAAGACCTGAAGAAAAAGCTGGCAGAACACTATTAGGAGAAGGAAAAATGAAGAAGAAAATCCAGGAGCGTGTCAGCGTATGGCTGTACAACACCGAGACAGGCAAGTGCTTAGAGGAAGCTCGTACAGGGGTCATCGAGTACGAGCCAGGGAACACTATGCAGAAGCGCGATGCGCTGGCGTCAGTGATTGTGGAGCTGCTGGACAGCCCCAGGGTGTACCTAGAGATTGTCCCTGACGAAGGCAAGGTTATTGCTGGACGTGAGCTGAAGCGTCTTTACGCAATATTCGCCTTGGAGAGTGAAGAAAAGGCACGGGCGGCAGCGTAATGAATGGCTTTTCGACGTGGGAAGAGCAGCGCAGGGAGAAGCTGGGCCTGAATTCTTGTGCCAGGTGCGGAAAGCCCTCAGAAGTATGTGGGCTTTGCTGGGAGCATTACCAGGAATGGGTGAAGGAAATAAATAAGAAAGGAAAATCATGAATCAAGAAGGTATCGACCCGAGGTACAAGCTGAGCTTTGAAGAAGAACAATCTGATATTGACAGTGAAGATAAGTCAGGAATGAAAATCATCGCAACACTATCAGGGCTTCTTGAAAGTGGTGAATATAGGCCCGTGTGCATCATGCAGTATTCATTGCACAAGGAAGGAAAATTTCGCCACACAGCAAAAGATGTTGAAGTTTTCATAATAAAAATAAGCGGATTCCCTAGGGTACATCATGTGAAAATTCCAAACTTCAGCATCTATAGCGGAGAAGAAATGTTTACTTTCGTTAAATCAAAAATGGTTGCTGTGTCGAAGCTGCATTTGCCAGTTTATAAATCATTTAGTGAGCAGGAAATAGAAATTCAAGGATAAGGGAGAAGGAAAATGACGGAGCCAAAAGCAGAAAAAGTTTTATGGGTGCCGGCTTGGTCGCGGGGCGGGATGGTAAAGGCAGTACGCCTAGCCTACATTGATGGAACGCTATGGGTCGCTGCTTCTGACGTGGATACAGCGCTTGGCCGGGATGGTCACGGGCACACGATTAGCGGAGTGCCTAAAGAGCACCGGCGGAAAATCCGCATTAGTAAGGATGACCGGCGTGAAGGTGAGCGGCAGCTCACGCTGAACTGCATCACTGTGCCGGCTCTTCGTGAGCGGTCGCAGAAGGCGCGGAAGCTGCCGGCTCAGGAGAAAGAGCTAATGCTCGATTGGGTGGACATGCTGGGGTCTGTGAGGCTTTTCTATGATGACATCCCGGTATGGCGTTTCGTGAGTACTGAGGGGTGGATGTACCACCGAGTGCGCGTCTACAAACAAAGCTACGAGGGTAGCAGCGCGAAATGGGCCTGGGAATGCCGCAGTTGCAGGACCGAAGAGGTAAGGCTGGACACGCAGGAAGATGCGTATGCGCTGGCATCGGAGCATGCGAGGAAGAATATGGTGAACATTGCCTAGTAGTAACCCGCACCGTGTGAAAGTGACATGTGAGCCTATATTCCCGCACGACCCTGAAGCGCAAGAGAGATGGCGCGCGGATTACGGGTACGTCCTGGAATGGTGGGCTGAATGCAAATTCTGCGGGTGGCATGAAGGGTGGCTCCCAAGCCATAAAGAAATCATGACTGATGCCTACCAGCATTATCTAAAGCACGAGCATAAGCCCTGCGAGCTGGAAGAAAAGATGATAGCTGACCTGGGCCTGGAAGTGCGATTTGAAAAGAATTCGAGCATATGGAGCTACGGATACAGCATCATCCTAGAATGCGACGAATGCAACCCAAACATGCGGTTCTCATACGGCACTAACCAGTACGGGGCCGGCGACAAAACGCTAGAGCAGACAATCCAAGGGATGCAGGGCATGGCCCTTGAGCACCTGAGGGAATTTCATATAGGGAAAGGAAAAGACAATGACTAGCTTCGTGGTAGACGCGGCAGAGCTGAACCCGGCCCTGAAGGCTCTAGCCCCAATTACTAGGGGTGTAGTCAAGGGAGAGCCAGAGACAGCGGGCGTGTGCGAGATGGTGTACTGCCGAACGACCACCAGCGGTGAGCTGATGATGGCGACTGCTGACCTCACTCATAAGCTGGTGGCCGCTGTGACCGTGCCGCTAGTAGATTTTGACGGGGAGCTGGCGGAATTCGCGATAGGCAGGGAGAAGCTGAAGCAAATCATGGCTATCTTCAAACCGCAGAAGGAAGACCCCGCCCCCGTGGTAGTCGAAGTGACACGCAGCATGGTACCCCTCACCGGTGCGGAGCAGGTCATCACCATGACTGAAGCTGAGGTAATCCACTCCCCCGCTTCACTGTCCTTCGCCGGCGCGAAATGGGAAGACCTGCCCTGGCGGGAAACTCTGAAAAGTGTCACTCGCAACCCGCTTGAGCATCAGCCAGTCGAGGGGTACATCAGCCCCATTGCATGGGCAAAGCTGCAAGCCGCCACCAAAACATACGGCGTCAGCGCAATGACAACAATCAGCAGCGCGGCAATCATCCTGCTAGGAGAACGGATGGTGGCAATCCTAGGCGCGAAATGGGCGCAAGAAAACCCACCCAAAAAACAGCACCAGGCAATCAAAACCGCCGCCGCCGCAATAGGCGCCACAGCAGAACTGATTGAAGGCACAGACCCAATCGACCTGCAACAGGCAGCCTAACCCGGCAGAAAGAAAACCCCAACAGGGGGGGGCAACAATGTAAAAGCAAAGGAAAAGACGCAGCATGGCATGGCTCAAAGTCTCAGACACGGCAACTCAAAACCCCATCGTCAGAAGGGCACTAGACCTGCCACACTGCACACAAGAATACGTATACACCCTCTTTGGCGTCATCCTAGCCTGCGCGGTAGAAGCAGCCGCGATGAAAACAAACTACATCATCGAGCGAAACGCAATCGCCGCGAAAGTAGGGCTAGAAAAAACAGAACAATTCATAAAAGACGCCATCGTATGCGGATACATGACCGAAACCCAACTAGAAGACGGGCGCATAGCCTACAAACTCGTAGAAGACGAAGAAAACTTCTTCCACATGCGCTCAAAAGAAGAAATCGAATGGGAGAACAGGAGGCGGAACGATGCCCGCAACGCAGCCATCACCGCCCCTGTTCGCGCCCGCGACGGAGACGCCTGCCGATGGTGCGGCAGAGTCGTATACTGGGGAGACCAAAAATCAGCGCGCGGAGGAACATATGACCACCTCCGCCCCGGCATAGGCGCCGAAACCCCCCAAGACGTAATCGTTGCATGCCGCTCATGCAACTCAAGTAGGAAAGATAACCCAGAATGGGGAGGTACACTACTCCCCGCGCCCACCAAACCATACTACGGGCGAAAGACAGTAGAATTTCTGGCGGCACAAGACATACACGTCGAGCTGTCACCAGAATCAGAAAAACCCACCACCCCCGGCAAAATATACGTCGCGCAAACGACAACAGCCGGCACCGGGTCGATTGAGAACCCTCAGGGTGGGGATGTGCAGGTTGCGGATTGTGCGCTCGCTGTTGACGAAAGTCTTCGTGCTAGAGACTGCCAAGACCTGCCCGTCCCTGACTCTGAAGTGAGTGCTCTCCCCCGCCGGGCTGGTGTTCAGGATGTGAGACGGCCAGTCACTCCGAGTCCCTCCCAATCCCTCCCAATCCGTACGGTATCGGATTTGGATGTGCCGGGTCGGGTAGGGTCTGGAAACCGTTTTAAAAATAAAGGTGACTGTTTGTTGCCTTCTGTTGTTGAGCCTAAATCTTTTTCTGATTCGCGTAGGCATAGGCGTAGGAGGGGGTCTAGGTGTAGGAGGAAGGGTGTTTAGGGTCTGTGGATTCTAGTGTCTTTAGGAGAGAGTTGGCTGGGAGTTGGTCTGAGGCTTTTTTCCAGTCTGAGGTAATCCGGTTGGCTAAGGCTCTTGGGTGGGTTTATTACCATACTCACGATTCGCGGAGGTCGCCGGCTGGTTTTCCTGATTTGGTGCTGATGCATCGTGGGCAGGGTCGTGTGATTTATCGTGAGCTGAAGACTGAGCGGGGTCGTGTGACGGCTGCGCAGAGGGATTGGCTGGATGGTCTGGTCTTGTGTGGTGCTGATGCTGCTGTTTGGCGTCCGTCTGATTGGTTGAGCGGTCGCGTGAAGGCTGAGTTGTTGAAAGGGTGATTGGTGTGTTGGATGTTGCTGAAGTGCGTTGTGCTGAGTTGAGGATGGTGGCGCGTCATTCTCTTGAGCGGTTGTGTGTGGTGAATGTTTGTTCTGTGGATGGTGTTCCGATGAATGAGCCGCCTTTGTTGCAGCAGTTGTATGAGGCTCGTGTTCCGTCTGGTGAGTCTGGTGGCGGGGGTCGCGGTGAGTCTCGTACTCCGTTGGCGCTTGCTGTGGTAGATATGCTGGACGCTATTGAGGGTGAGGCTCGTGGGCTTCTGGACGCGTTGGGTAAGCCTGTGAGGGTGCTGGGGGGCTTGACTATGGCCAGGGGAATTCCGCAT